TGACCTGAGTTAAATAGTCTGACCCAGTAAAAACTGCTTGTATTGAAATTCTAACTGGGTCTTTACCCATATCTTCAATTTCAGCTTCATTTGAATATGGAGCCTGTTTGATAGCAAGAGTTCTAGGCGCAGTGTCTTTAGTTGACGTGCATTCAAACGGCACACCACGGAAACTTGCATCTTGTAAATCTGTATCCCAGCCCATAAAAAAACCTCACTATTGTGAGGCTATTCTGTGAAATGTCTGACCTTGATATAAGGCGGAAATGCTTCCGCTTAATTTAGTGCCGTTGTAGATAAAAAGGCACATTAGAAGCACCATGACGTTTTTCTTCAGTTGCTGCATGTTCGGAAATTGCTCCCAGTAGGCCGCCACTAAAATTAAA